GGCGGGTGAGGTGTTCAGCATCGCCGGGGTAACTGCGTGGGATCCAGAGATTGGTGCGACACGCCCGTTCGCGGCTCAGTTCACCGTTCTGGCCGATGCGACGGCCAACGGCGCCGGTGCGGCCACCGTGACGATCTTCCCGGCCATCATCGTGCAGACCGGCACCACGACCGTGAACAACGCTCACGCCACTGTGAACGCGGCCCCGGCCAACGACGCCATTGTGACGTTCGAGGGCACCGCCAACACGACTTACACGCCGCGAGTGATGTTCAAGAAAGAGGCCATCGTCTGCCACTCCGCGCCGCTGATCCTGCCGTACACCGGCCAGGGTTTCCGCCGCAGCTTGGCTGACGCCGAGCGGGACGGGCAGGCGCCCATCATGCCGCGTCTGTGGATGTCCTCCGACCCCAGCACCGGCGAACACCGCGCCCGTGTAGACATATTTGTGGAGGCGCAGGCCCGCAACCGCTGGCAAGGTGTGAAGTTCTTCGGCGGCGGTCTGTAAGACTCTCACCACTCACGAAGCAAGGCCCGGGGTTCGCCTTGGGCCTTTTTCTTGCGCGGTGTCAAAGCCAGTGGTAAGGTTTTTTGAAGCCCAGAGGAGAGGAGACGCGCCGTGCCGATCAAGGAGAAAGCCCCCGTGAAGAAATACGAGTTTCAAGAGTTCCCCAAGATGGTCTACGGGCCGAACGGTGAGCATGAGGTGATCGCCAACGAGGACGACCGCCCAGAGGGGTATCTGGACCACCCTGACCAGTTCAGGGACGTGAACGAGGCCGACGTAAAAGCCGCCGAGGCCAAGGCCAAGGAGGCCGCCGAGGCAGAGCGTCAGGCGATCAAGCAGTTCCTGGACGAGCACAAGGTGGACTACCATCCCAACCTCGGCCTGCCCAAGCTGCGCGAACTGTCTGAGCATCTAAGAGCGCACCTGGAGGCCCAAGGTGGCAACGGCGCGTGACATCATCAGCCTTGCTTTCCGCGAGGCCAACTACAGCGCCACGTCCACCGTTCTGACCAACGAGGAGCAGACGGAAGGTCTGGCGCTCTTGCAAGGTATCGTCAGCACTTTTTCTGGGGCCGTCACCAACATTCGTCTGGCGCCGTGGTTTATCCCTTCGGTTCAGAAAAGTTCGACCGTCGCGGCCAACTACCCGGCGCTGTCCGGGGAAAGAGAACCCCAGAACATCAATAACCCGCCCGCTTGTGCGCGGTTGGTGATGCGGAACACCGACGACGTGCGGGTTTACCTCCAATACCAGCCGCAGCCTGGGGCGGTCATGGAGTATGTGGACGCAGGACACGCGGGCACTGTGACGCTGGACGGGAACGGTTCGTTCTTCGGCTTGTCTGGGTCGAACACCGAGGAGGTCATCGACGCGGTGGACTCCGGTGGCCGGAACCCGCCGCGCCGTTGGCACTATCGCCCGGACTACGCCGCATGGCAGGAGTTGACTCCTTTGGGCCTGGCGTCAGATATGCCCTACCCGCTGGGCTTTGATGATTATTTCGTGACCGCGCTGGCCATGCGCCTGTCGCCCCGGTTTGGTTCCGAGCCTCGCCAGGTGACGGTTCTTCGTTACCAGCAGATGGTGTCGCACATCTCCAACCAATGGGGCCAGAGTAAAGAGGTTCTAGCCGGTGAGTTGCCTGCGCGGTCGCTGACATCGTGGGACAGCCAGTGGGTGTCTGACCGGGGGATCGCGGGGTGAAGCGGAAGGCCAAGGAGTACCCTCGCTGGGTTTACGGACCTTACGGCGCCTCCATGCTGATAACCCGGAAGGAGGACTGGCCGAGCGGCTGGACCACCACCCCGGAAGGCGTCGAGGCCGCCCCGCCGACCAAGCCTCCCCGCCCGGTGAACATGGGCCGAGCCGAGATGAAGAAGGAACTGCGTCGGCGGGGGATCGCGTTCAGCGAGACTGCTGCGGATGTGGCGCTCTGGGAATTGCTGGCAGATGGTTGACGTGCCCCTCTCATTTACGGAATCCGAGCGGACCTACGCCGGTCTGCCGACGATCCCGCTCGTCAACCGGTTTCTGGAGGAGAACCCCGCCACGGCCAAGGGCGCCGCGCTGCTGGCCCGGCCCGGCACCGACGAACTTGAGGTTTACGGTGACGGACCCATCCGCGCGATATACTCGCTGCCCGGGCTGTTCGGCGGGTCGGCTTTCGTCGTCTCGGGAGGTACGCTGTACCGCCGCGAGGTGAACGGCGAGGTAATCCCTATATCGGGGACGGTCTACAACACCGGCGGCGCGGTTATGACCGGAGTCGAGGGTGCGGGATACCAGCGCCTGTTCATCGCGGACGGTTCGCTCCTACAGGTATACAGCGGTGGGACGCGGGCCACGGGCGGGCTGGTAGCGGGCGGCAACGCGACCGAGGGAGCGGTGATCCGCATAGGCGATGTCTGGTACGCTTGGAACGCCACGGTAGTCAACGGCGCCGGGACACTGGCCAGCCCGTGGAGCGTCCTTCTGGGCGCCGACGCCGCCGCGTCTTTGACCAATCTAGCGGCGGCGATCAGCTTCACAGGCGCGCAGGGCACTACCTACAGCGCCAACCTCGGTGGCCAAAATCAACAGGTGACGGCGGTATTTGACGAAGTAGACACTCTGACTGTGACCGCGCGAGCCGACTTGGCTGAGGGCAATACCATCGCCACGACCAGCACGGACGCCAACATGGTCTGGAGCGCCGCGACTTTGACCGGCGGCGGGGTGCATGGTCTGAGTGGCGTGGCTGTGCCGGACGGCTTGCCTCCCGTCGGTGTGGCCACGCTCAAGAGTTTTGTCCTTGTCGCCATCGGCGGCACGGATAGGTTCTATTGGGTCAGACCGGGCGAACTGGTAATCCAGCCGCTGGATTTCGCCACGGCGGAAAGCCAGCCCGACGACGTGACCAACGTGACCGTCGTGGGTGACACGGCATGGTTTGTCGGGGAAGGCTCCACGGAGGTCTGGTACGCGACCGGTAACGCCCAGGAGCCGTTCGCCCCCATCTCGGGCCGGGTCTACGACCGAGGCGCGATTGAGGGCACCGTTGTCACTATAAAAAGCACCGTGTTCCTTGTCGGGGCGGATTATGTTGTTTACGCTATTGGCGGCGGCCCCCAGCGTGTCAGCAACCACGGGGTCGAACAGATGATACGCAACGCTCTGGAGTCCTGATATGGCCATCATCTACGCGAACAGCATGGATCACTACGGTGCGGCGGTCGCAACGGCCTACGTCACATCATCGTCCATTCGGGGATGGACCTTTGTACCTCCGCAGCTTCTCGGTGACGGGTGGACCGGCGATCCGGTGGCGGCTACCTCCAACATGGCCAGTCCGCAGGGTACGCTGCGGCTGGAGGAGCCTGTGTGGGGTGCCCGCAGCGGCGACAGGGCTCTGATCGCGGACGCGTTCCGCGTGAGCAAGACGAGTCTTGGCGGCAGCAGTTACAATGTGCAAGGGACGGAGGCCATGCGTCTTGTCCTGCCTGGCGCGGCTGAGACCACGCGCCTGATCCACTTCGCGTTCTCCTGTTCCGACCTTCCCGTATTGGAGATTGCGCACGGGATGATCGCGCAGTTCACTAATGTCAGCGGGAGGATCTCCTTCCGTTTGGCCGTGGACACTACGGGCCGCCTGATGATCCTTGACGGTACGGACATGGTTATTCAGGCGTCGGAGCCTACGGTAAACGGTTCCGTTACCAAGGCCAACGTTCTGCTGCGGTCTGCGTCGCCCGTCATCCAGCCTCAGACCTGGTATTACCTGAGTATGCGCGTGTCCATCACCTCCGCCGAGGCGAGCACCATTGACGTGTACGTTGGAGACATCTCTGCCGGGAACCTCGTCCTCTCCGGCACCAACCTCGCCATCGTTGCCAGTGGCGGCATCACGGGTATCGGGTTCCTGCCCGCGTCGCTGAACGCCTTCTCCACCAGCGCCGACGCGACCCCCGACACAACGCAGCGCGCCATCCGCGATATTGTGGTCTGCAACACCGCAGGGGCGTACAATAACGACCTGCTGGGGCAGGTGTTCGTGTCGGCGCAGGAGATGCGGGCAGAGGACGACGAAGGGGCCGGATGGGGCGCTTCCCCGCGCCAGAAAATCGACTCCGGTATCCTGAACCACCAGACCAACCGCACAGGTATCCGGTTTGCGGACGCGGCGGCCCTGACTATCGGCGCGGCCGATTTCACTTTTGAGACGTTCGCCCGGTTCGACACGCTGCCGACCGGCTCCGCCACCATGACGCTCATGTCCAAATGGCGCGAGGCGGCAGGTCTACGCTCGTACAGGCTCTATTACGACGGCGTGTCGTCCGATCTGGTCTGGTCCATCTCGACCGATGGGACCAACGAGGTGGAGGTCAAGCGTCTGCCGTGGGTGCCCGTGACCGATCACTGGTATCACGTCGCCGTGTCCCGCGCCTCAGCCCAGACCATGGTGTTCATCGACGGCGTACAGCTTGGCGTCCCGGTGGCCGACGCGAACACCTATTTCGACGGCACCGCCTTCCTCGGCATCGGCGTGTTCTTCACATCGGAGAATGTTCCCGACGAGGCGGGCAGATTTAACGGCTGGATGGACGAAACGCGGTTCACCGTGGGCACAGCCCGTTACACCTCCGACTTCACGCCGCCCACGGCGCCATTCCCGCGCGGGGTATCGGATCCTGATTGGACCGATGTGGTTTTGCTGATGGGTTACGACGACACGACGATCACCGACGAGTCTAGCTATGCCCGGACGGCCACGCTATCCACGCCGAACGTGTCCGCCCAGCAGCCCGAGGATGGGGCGACATCTTACCTGGTCCTGAACCAGCGCCCGGCTTGGGACGACACGTTCGTGGAGGCCCCGCTGCTGCCCGCCACGGGCACCTTCACGTTCGAGGCGCTGCCCACGGCGACGGAGACCATGACTATCGGCTCCCAGACCTACACATGGGTGTCATCGCTGACCGGTGCCAACCAGGTACTGATCGGCGCGACCATCGCGGACTGCGTGGACAACATCATCGCCGCGATCAACGGCGGCGCTGGCGAGGGCACGGTCTATGGGACCGGAACGACCGCCAATACCTCTGCCGGGGCGCTGGAGTTCCTGGTGCCGCAGTTCACGCTTCAGGCTCTGGCGGCAGGAGCGGCGGGGAACAGCATCGCCACCACCGAGACCATGGCCGACGGGTTCTTTTCGGCCGCGACTCTGACCGGCGGCGTCAGCATCCCCGACCCCAGCGACTTCGCCATCGAGCGCCTGCCGCTGGACGTGACGGGCGTGCTGGGCGTTCAGGTCACGGCGCGCGGGTACAAGACGGACGCTGGCAGCGCGTCTATCCGGTTTGATCTGGTGGGGCCGTCTGCCACGGTGGACACCGGCACGGCGCTCAGCATCGACCTGAACCCGTCGTGGTTCAGGCAGGTTTTCGAGCAAGACCCCGACACGTTGGCGGGTCTGACTCCTTCAACACTGAACGCTGGGCGTATTCGGCTCGTGAGGACGGAGTGAGGCGTGAGTACCGCCCGCGTCCCGTTTTCCGCTGTCCAGTCCGTTCGGCAGGGCTCGGGTGGGTTGGTGCGAACCACGTCGGTCGTGGTACAGGCGGTGTCAAAGGCGACGCCACCGGAGGTACGGGCGTCGTTCGTCGTCGCGCAGGTTGTTGGTCGGATCAGCGCGGCCTACGTTCGGGCGACCCAGGTGTCGCTACAGGTAGTCAGGCAAGGGAGTGACGGGGCCATGGCAAGAGTGGCATCGGCGGCCTTTCAGGTTGTCTGGGCGACAGGTGATCTGGACGGTTCGCGGCAGCGCGCATGGACTTTTGATTTCGACGGGCACACCTTTTACGTCCTTGACCTCGGCGCCTCGGGAACGCTGGTCTATGACACTTTGACCGGTCAGTGGTCGCGGTTCAGGACGGCCGGGTACGGCGGGTGGAATTTCAAGAACGGGTTCCACTGGCGCACGGGCAAAATGGTGATCGGCGGAGCCGATGGGAGCGGTCAGTTGCTGCGCCTATCCGCGCAATCCTTTCTGGACGAAGGCTGGCGCCCGGTAATCTATGAGGTCCGGGGCATGGTGCAGACCACGAGCAAGGACTTTATCCGGCAGTACGCTCTCCGCATGATCGGTGCGACCGGCCTGCTGGCCGACTCAATCTCGCCTGCCACGAAGATGCAGTTTTCCGACGACCGGGGCGTGACGTGGAGCCCGGTGTTCACGCTCGAACTGACCCCGAACAGCCGCCAGCGGATCGAGTTCCGTTCTCTTGGGGCCTTTACCGCCCCAGGCCGGATATTCCGAATCTACGATGAGGGTGGGATCAAGTTCATCGCAAACGTTGAGGCCCACATGGGAGGCGAGGATGGCCGTACCCCCGCTTAGCCCGTACATTTTCATCACCGATGGGCAGGGTCGCCCGACGCCCGAGTTCATGCAGTTGTGGCAGCAGCAGGCGTTTCAGAACGCGGGCATCGTGCCGCTATCCACCCCCGCCGAGATCAGCGCCGTTCTGGACATCCTGGGCTCCACCCACGGCGATCTGCTGTTCCGGGGCGCCAGTAGCTGGGAGACTCTGGCCCCGGCCACGGCGGGGTTTGCACTCACCTCCGGTGGCCCCGACGCCGATCCGGTCTGGGTGACGCTGGACAAGGCGTTCACCGACCTGACCGACACGCCCAGCGCCTACATCGGCGCCGCAGGACAGGCGGTCGTGGTGAACCCCGGCGAGGACGGTCTGGAGTTCGACGGGGCGCTTCTGCGCGCAATACCCGTCGCCCAAGGTGGCACCGACGTGCTGGGCGCCATACGCCTGAACTTCGTCGGGGCCACCGTGACAGAAGATCCCGTCGGCACGGCTACCGTGGCCATAACCGGCAGCGGCGGCAGCGGCGGCGCGCTTGATCGCGCGCAGTTCTCACCGATCACCGACGCGACATCCTGGGTCTCCGTGGGTGTCGCGGACCCGCGCGCCACGGGCTCCGTGACTATGCGCGAAAGTAACAATTTCGGCTATGTTGGCTGGGAGGACACCGGCGGGACGGTCGGACAGACGCGGATGCTGGAGGCGGTATCGGGCAACCCAGCAGCGGGAGCGGACTTTGACAAGGTGTTTCGCTTGGACATCTATCTGGCGCTGGACTTCCCGCCATTCATGGGCGTGTTTGTCAGGAACACGTCCAACGACCGTCGCGTGGCGTTCGGTCTGTTCAACACCAACAACCGATGGTACCGGCAATACTGGAACGGCCCGACATTCGTATCCGAGGCTGACATCAGCCGCCGGCACAGTGGGCTGAATGACTGGGCGGGGTACATCCGCGTGCGGCGCACGGGCGACGATTTGGTGTTCTCTACGTCCGTAAATGGCATCACATGGGTGCCGCATAACACCATCTCAATTGCCGCCCACATCCTGAACATTGACCGCATTGGCGTGTACGGCAACCCGAGCAGCACGACGTACAGCGCAATCCTGCTGTGGGGCCTGGACAATGGCCCGCAGAACCCGCCGACTCGTGACGCGCCATCCGAGACATTTTTCCTCTCGCTGGAAGGCAGTTTCAGCGGTACATTGTCGCTGGAGGGCGATTTCAGTGGCAGCTTGACCCTCGAAGGAGTCTGACAGTGGCGAACGAAACCCTCAGCGCACTCACGGCAGGTGCCGCCCCGAACGGTACGGAACTGATGTACGTTGTTCAGGGCGGTAACAGTCGCCGCCTGACTGCGCTTGAGATTGCCAACGCCGCCGATGCGTGGGCGACAGCGGCACAGGGCGCGCTTGCCGATAGCGCCGTCCAGCCGGGCGACCTGGCCACCGTCGCCACGACCGGTGCCTACGGCGACCTGTCAGGCACCCCC